CATTGACTATCTTCCAAGAATATCCTAAAGAGACGAGACTGTCATATGTCAAACGATACTACGACGCAATCTCAAAGCACAGGATCAACATCCCAACACCAATCATGGCAGGTGTCAGAACACCCTTGCGTCAATTTGCATCTTGTGTTCTCGTTGATGTTGATGACTCCCTCGATAGTATCTTTAGCAGTGATATGGCTATTGGCCGATACGTCGCACAAAGGGCTGGTATCGGTATTAACGCAGGTCGAATCCGTGGGATCAACTCTAAAATCAGAGGTGGAGAGGTACAACACACAGGCGTTGTCCCCTTCCTTAAAAAGTTTGAGTCAACTGTACGATGCTGCACACAAAACGGTATCCGAGGTGGTTCTGCTACAGTTCACTTTCCTATCTGGCACCAAGAGATAGAAGATATTCTTGTCCTCAAGAACAACAAAGGTACAGAAGATAACAGGGTAAGGAAACTTGATTACTCAATCCAACTTTCAAAAATTTTCTACGAACGTTTCATTACGGATGGAGAGATTAGCCTATTCTCACCGCATGACGTACCAGGTCTCTATGATGCTTTTGGTACTGATCGATTTGACGATCTCTATGTGGCTTATGAACAAGATAACTCTGTACCAAGAAAAACTGTTGGAGCTCAAGAACTCATTCTGGATCTTCTGAAGGAGAGAGCAGAGACTGGTCGAATCTATATCATGAACATCGACCACTGTAACAGTCACTCCTCGTTCAAAGACAAGGTAAACATGAGTAATCTGTGTCAGGAGATCACCCTGCCCACAGAACCACTCAATCATATTGATGAAGAGATGCCTGGTGAGATTGCACTGTGTATCTTATCAGCTGTCAATGTGGGTAAGATTAAATCTGATGAAGAACTTGAGGATCTATGTGATCTTTCTGTTCGTGGTCTTGAAGAACTGATTGACTACCAAGAGTACCCTATCAGGGTCGCTGAGGTGGCTACAAAGGCACGTAGGTCTCTTGGAGTGGGTTTCATTGGTCTGGCCCATTACCTGGCTAAACTTGGTTATAACTATGACTCACAAGAGGCATGGGATGCAGTTCATGGATTGTCCGAGTCCTTCCAGTATTACCTTCTCAAATCGTCCAATGAAATTGCCAAAGAGAAGGGACACTGCGAATACTTTGGACGTACTAAGTACGCTGATGGGATCCTTCCTATCGACACGTACAAAAAGGATGTTGATGAGATTAGTTCACAGGAACTTGCACATGATTGGGAGAGTCTTAGAAAGTCAATTCTGGATCACGGATTGCGACACTCAACACTGTCTGCTCAGATGCCATCGGAGAGCAGTTCCGTTGTGTCAAACGCAACAAATGGAATCGAGCCACCTAGAGACTATCTGTCCATTAAAAAGAGTAAGAAAGGACCCCTTAAGCAGATTGTACCGTCTTATCAATCACTTAAAAACAATTACACATTACTCTGGGAAATGAAGAGCAATGTTGGATATATCAATGTTGTTTCAGTGATGCAAAAGTTCTTTGACCAAGCAATCAGTGGCAACTGGTCGTACAACCCAGAGAACTATCCTGACAATGAGGTCCCAGTATCGCAGATGGCAAATGATCTGTTGACTACATATAAGTATGGTTGGAAGACTTCTTACTATCAGAACACTTACGACATCAAGACTGATGAAGTAGTTGAGGAGAAGTCCGATTTGAACAATCTATTAGAAGAATTGAGCAAAGTAGAGGAGGGAGAGTGTGAGTCTTGCGCAGTTTAAGGTCTCATCAGTTAATGATGTTATGGTGAATAAGATTGAAGGGATGACAGTTTTTAATACTGAAGTCCATGATGCCAAAAAACAACCTATGTTTTTTGGCAAACCTCTAGGGGTTCAAAGATACGATTCTTATAAGTATCCTATCTTTGAGAGACTTACAACACAACAGTTGGGATACTTTTGGAGACCTGAAGAAGTATCCCTTCAAAAAGATAGGGCAGATTATCAAACTCTCAGGCCAGAACAAAAACACATCTATACTTCTAACTTGAAGTATCAGATCATGCTAGATTCAATTCAAGGTAGAGGACCAGGGATGGCATTTATCCCATATTGTTCTCTTCCTGAGTTGGAAGCATGTATGGAAGTATGGGGATTTATGGAGATGATCCATAGTCGTTCATACACATATATCATTAAAAACATCTATCCAGATCCATCAGATATTTTTGATCACATCATTACTGATGACAGGATTCTTGAGCGTGCAAAGAGTGTAACTGAGTCATACGATGACTTCATTAATACCGCACAACAATGGGGTACGGGTAATCAATGGAAGGAAGACTTCCGTGATACGTATACATCACAACAAGATATTAAAGATGTCAAAAGAAAACTCTTCCGAGCCGTTGCAAACGTCAACATCTTGGAAGGAATTAGGTTCTATGTCTCCTTTGCATGTTCGTTTGCATTTGGCGAACTTAAGCTCATGGAAGGATCGGCTAAAATCATTAGCCTTATTGCCAGAGACGAAAACCAACATCTAGCAATCACACAAAACATTTTAAACAAATGGGCAGCAGGTGATGATCCTGATATGAAACAGATCATGAAGGAAGAAGAGGAATGGTTATATGCAATGTTCGATAAGGCTGTGAATGAGGAGAAGAGATGGGCTGACTACCTCTTCAAAGACGGATCTATGATTGGCTTGAATGATACTCTCCTCAAGAAGTATGTTGAATGGGTTGCAAATCGTAGAATGAAGGCCATTGGTCTCAAACCAGTTTATGATGTTGCAGCCAAGAATAACCCACTTCCATGGACACAACACTGGATTTCTTCTAAGGGTCTTCAGGTTGCACCACAAGAGACGGAGGTAGAGAGCTATGTGGTTGGTGGTATCAAACAAGATGTTAAAAAAGATACATTCTCTGGATTCAAACTCTGATAAAGAGTTTGGTGACTGGAATGATTATGTTCTAGGTCTTTTCATTCAATACACCAGAGACAAACAAGCCAAAAAAATCGATGACTACATATTTCAGGACTATGAAGAAGACTGAGTGTGTGACTACGAAAACCCCTGGATTTATGAAGGTAAACCCTTTACCTCTGATTTTATTGGGGACAACTTTGGCTTTGTTTATCTCATTACCAATAACGTCAACAACCGATGTTACATTGGTAGAAAGTATTTTTGGTCGTTTCGAAAACCAAAAGGAAAAAGTAGAAAAGTAAAACAAGAATCTGACTGGAAAAAATATTATGGGTCTTGTCCTGAATTAAAAGAGGACGTGACTCTTCTTGGTAAGGATAAATTTTCTCGTAGTATTCTGTCACTACATAGTACAAAGGGAAAGGTTAATTTTGAGGAGACCAGACAATTGTTCCTCAATGAAGTCCTGTCTCGGCGGTTGACAGACGAGACACCCTTGTATTACAATTCCAACATCCTCGGACGGTACTACCGTAAGGATTATTTTAATGTTTAGAAAAACTTCATTTATGACTAACAAATTTTTTACTTCAAGTCTTCTCGCATCTGCATTGTTCGTAAGTACAGCATGTGTTGCATCAACAATTGAAGATGAGTTGACCGAAGTAACAAGTCAAGAACAAGTAGATGTGAGTGAGAATGAGGAGACTGCAATTCCCATCAAAGTTGTAGAGAAGAAGTGGGACTGTCCTGATTGTACTCCAAACGAAAAGTATGTTCTTGCAAAACTTCAAGACTATACTAATATCAAAGATCGTAATGCACTTGCAACGATCATGGGAAATATCAAATCAGAGTCTAACTTTCATCCAGACATTTGTGAGGGAGGTGCTCGTGTACCTTATGAACGATGTCATAGTGGTGGTTATGGTTTGATTCAATGGACATCTATTAGTCGATATCGTGGTCTTGGTAACTTTGCCGTTAAATATGATTGTAACCCAAGTGAATTAGATTGTCAGGTTCGCTGGATGGTTAATGAACCACAGTTTCAAAAGGTACTTCCTGAGTTCGAAGGAAGTGGTCAAACGATCAGACAACTTATGGTACCATCATACTATTGGTTGGGTTGGGGTATTAAAGGTTACCGTGAACAGTATGCATATGACTACAGTAAGAAAATGGTCTTGGTATGATTAAAAAGATAAAGTCCAAACTCAAATCGATCTATAATATCTTTATTCCTAAGAGTGATGTAATTAAAAAGGTTATAAAGAAGGTTGTGAGACCTCTCACACCCTTCAGGTCTGTTCCCGCACCAGTCATTCTTCCTGAGGATCCGTGGTTCGGAAAACCAGTCCTTACCCAAAAGGCCCTTGACAAACAGAGAGAGATCG